AGTCAGCACAAAATGCTCCAAGGCCGGTTCAGTATGAGCAGCAAAATGGCTTTATCAAGACATCCAGAAACTGGATTAATCAGAAAGGCGGGTGGATCAGATGACAATACAAGAACAGCTTGATCAGATAAATGCAGCAATAACTGCAATACTTAGTGGCGCACAGGAATATTCCATTGGCAGCCGGCGTCTTCGAAGAGCTGATTTAGGCATTTTGTTTGAGGAACGTAGAAGATTGGAAGCAGCGCTGGCAGAACAAAAAGGTTACATGACAACCGTGGCTGTATTTGACCGGAGGTGATGAGATTGAACTGGCTTGACAAAGCAATTGGTTTTTTTAGCCCCTCTTGGGCATATAGACGCTCAGCATGGCGTCAGGCTCTAAGGGGCTTTTATGATGCCGGAAATGCCGACCGGTTAAATGCAGGTTGGGTGCCGGTGAATGGGACGGCTGAACAGACAGACCGAGGGCAGAGGGATATTATCCGGGCAAGAGCTCGGGATCTGGAACGAAACAGCGACATAGCGGAAGCCATCATTGGGCTAATTGAACGAAATGTTGTAGGAACGGGCATAAGGGTACAGGCAAAAGTGCTTAAACCTGATGGTACTGAGGGCGATGAACTTAATCAGCAGATAGAAGATCTTTGGATTGAATGGTGCAGGGCTCGTAATTGTGACATCACCGGGCAGCAATCTTTTGCTGAAATGCAAGCTATGGCAATTAGAAGGTTAATTGTTGACGGCGGAATTATTTTCGTAAAGACATATACCGGCGACGGACCGATACCGTTTTGCCTTCAGGCAAGGGAAGTCGATGATCTCGATACATCGGTAAATACTTTGCCAGGACTAAACCGCAATCGCGTAATAGGCGGAATTGAAATGGATCGATATAACAAGCCAGTAGCATATTGGCTTAAAGAATACACACCAGATGGTTTCTGGACAGGAAAGTCCAAAAGGATAGAAGCACAACGTGTAATTTTCTTATGGAGGAAAATCCGGCCGTCACAGATTCGGGAGATGTCCCCATTGGCAAAAACGCTTCCTAGGGTCCGAGATGTAAATGAGTTTGTCGAGGCAGTATCGGTTAAAGAAAGGATCCTGGCCTGTCTTTCTGTTTTCATTACAAAGCAGACACCACCTATTGGGACATTAGGAAGAGGGGTGGTCGGAGGGAAAACAGATACCCAAAGCGGATATCAGCAACAAACAATTTCTCCAGGAATGATCCATTATTTGGAACCAGGCGAAAGTGTAACACCAGTGAATCCAGCAGGCCAGGCAACTAGTGCCAAGGATTTTATATCCACACAACAGCGCTTGGCAGGTAGTGGCCAAGGACTTTCATATGAAGCAGTATCTAGGGACATGTCTCAGGTAAATTACAGCAGCGCCCGTCAGGGATTGCTTGAAGATCAACGGACATACATGATGTGGCAACAGTTCTTGATCGAACATTTCTGCAGGGAAGTATATACGGAATTTGTTATTTCTGCAGTTTTAGCAGGACAACTAAATATACCTGATTTTTGGCAGGATAAACGCCGTTACCTTAAGCACGTATGGATTACACCGGGCTGGAGCTGGATAGATCCATTAAAAGAAGTAGCTGCAAATACAAAGGCTCTTGAGACAGGACAAGATACACTCTCAAGAATCTGCGCTGAGCGCGGTGAGGATTGGAGGGATGTCCTGAAACAAAGAGCTGCAGAAATAAAATTTGCCCAGGAATTAGGGATTAGTTTAACAGGAGGTGGCAAAGCAAATGCCGGAACACAAGAGACCCAAAACGGGAATACAGGAACTTAGAACCTTCAATGCTGAGTTTAGAGCAGTAGAGGGGAATGACAATCAATTTGAATTATCTTTTTCATCGGAATATCCGGTGAAAAGATGGTTCGGACAAGAAATATTGCTTCATGAAGAAGGTTCGGTTGACTTTGAAAGACTGCTGAGTGTTGGCGTAGTTCTTTTCGCACATGGAAAGGATCCTAATTATGGGAAAATGCCCATCGCTCGTATTGACAAAGCCTGGCTTGATACCGAGCAGAGAAAAGGTAGAGCTATTATAACTTTTGATGATGATGAGGATAGCCAAAAGGTCAAAGAAAAAGTGAAAAACGGTTCAATCAAAGGCGTATCCTTCGGATACAATGTTGATTCGTGGGAAGAGGTTCAGGCAGGCAAGAAATCAATGGCTGGCAACGGTAGGTTTACAGGGCCGGCATACATAGGTCTCAGGTGGGAACCGTTCGAAATTAGCATTGAACCTACACCCGCGGATCCATCGGTAGGTGTAGGAAGAAATGTAGATGATTTGCCAGCCCCGGCCGACGGCCGTGCTGATAAAACAATTCCAGATAAGGAGGAAAAGGCTATGAATGAAAACGAAAAGAAAGATGTAAAAACTCCCGAGGCCGTCGATGAATCGGCTACAAGGGAAGAAATTATAAGAGCTGAGAGGCAGCGCGTCAGCGAAATAACAGCCATGTGCAGGGATTTCGGCATGGATCCCCAAGAGTATATTAATAACGGATCCACGGTTGACCAGGTCCGCGCTGTAATACTCGAGAAACTGAAAGCAACGATGAAGCCGATATCTGCAAGCGGCGGCGAAGTTCGTGTGGAGAAGGCTGAAGAAGACAAAATCAGGGAGGCTGCTTCCGATGCTATTCTCTTGAGGGCAGGTGCGAAAGTTGAGAAACCTGCAGAGGGTGCCAATGATTTTAGGGGAATGAGGCTTCGCGACCTGGCCGTTGACTGCCTTAACAGGGCAGGAAGAGCGAATGCCCATAGACTGGATGATGATACCCTGTTCAGGGAAGCGCTGACACCTGACAGCCAGTTCACCGCTATTCTCAACAACGCTGTAAACAAGAGTATGGCAACAGCATACCGTGCAGCTCAGACCACATACGAGAGATGGACCAGCCGCGGATCCAATCCTGACTTCAAGGCAGCAACACACTACCAGATTTCAGAGGCAGGGGATCTTGTACAGATGACCCAGAGTGGCGAGTTCAAGTTCGATGAAATGAGAGACCAGGGCGTAAGCAAGGCCATCGCAACATTTGGGCGTTCTTTCGGTATGACTCGCCAGGCACTGATCAATGATGATATTGGCATCCTCACCAGAGTTCCTGAAGCTTATGTGAGGGCTGCAAAGCGCGGCATTAACCGCCTGGTGTACCGTATGCTCGGCACAAATCCTGTAATATTTGACGGTATACAGTTGTTCAACGCAGCTCATAACAACTTGGCTGCTCAGGGCGGAAATATTACGGTCCAGACAGTGGGTGAAGGACGCAGGGCTATGCGTACGCAGAGAAATCTGCGTGGTAATGAGATCCTGAATATTGGGCCGCGCTTCCTGATCGTGCCAGCAGCCAGAGAAACTGAAGCACAGCAGTTCTTGTCAGGTCTTGTAGTTCCGAATACTCAGAATAACGTTAATCCATTTGTTGGAACCCTTGAACCTGTGGCTGATGCTGAACTTGACGCTCTTGTCCAAGCTGGCAATCCGTTCCCTTGGTTCCTAGCTGCTGATCCGGCTGACATTGACACCATTGAGGTTACATATCTGAATGGTGACGACATGCCGAAACTGGAAAGCCAGGTGGGCTTCGACTTCCTCGGAATCAAGTGGAGAATATACATTGACTATGGTGTCACTGTACTTGATTACCGTGGGCTGTACATGAACCCTGGAGCCTAATCTTTTATTAGGCTCCTTAAATTTTATCTGAGGAGGGAGATAAAATATGTTTATCCAGAAGGGCGATACTATTGATTACACAAATCCGGGTCCGGCACCAATACAGTATGGCAGTGTAGTAAATCTGACCACCAGAATTGGTGTGGCAGGTGAAAACATTGCAGTTGGTGCAACTGGTTCGTTACATGTTGCTGGAGTATTCGAACTGCCGGCGGTAAACAATGCTGCTTTCACAGTTGGTCAGCAGCTGTATTGGGATCCTGTCGCACAAGTTTTAACTGATGTGGCTCAGAATAACATCCCTGCCGGTTGGGCAACTGAACCGAAAGCTCAGGCTGCTACTACTGCCAGAGTTAAAATTGGCTGAGGAGGGGATTTCATGATTCGGCTGAAATTTCCTCTTAATTATCGGGGTGTTTTGATCGAAACGGGTTCTGTTGTTGGATATCTTCCTGTTGAACTACAGGAGAAGTTGATTAAATCAGGAGCAGCTGAGAGAGTCGCTCCGGAAACAGTAAAAAAAGAAAAACCTGCTGATGAAAAACCAATTGATAAAATGACAAAAGCAGAGCTTCTTGAACTTGCAACTAAGTTGTTTATCTCTGGCGTATCTGAAGAGATGACAAAAGCTGAAATTATCGAATTAATAAGTGCGGCCAAGCAAAAAGAGGATGATATTAATGGGACTCAAGAATCAGATTCAGTCTGACCTGGACATATTTTTCAACCAAGACGAATTTTCCGAGCCCCACGAGATCAACGGCCGGGCATTGAACATCATTGTGGACAATGACCGCCTTATGCAACGTAGCAAAAAGGAGTTCGAAGGAATATCAGTCGGAGAACTCCTTTTTTATGCGAAAAAATCAGATTTTGGCGAGCGCCCAGAAGTGGGCGCCCCCATGATTTTTGATGGCCGGCAAATGTACGTATTTGATTGCCGGGAAGATGCCGGGGTGTACGAGATCATCCTGCAGCAGAATAGGGGCGGATAATAGTGGCAAAAGAAATCATTACAGTTGATACAAAGCAGCTCGACAGATTGACATTGGAGCTCAAAGGTTTTGAGAAGGAAGTCGGAGAAGCAGCATATCATGCTTTGAGGAGAACAGTTGACTTTGTCGTTACTCAGGTCGGGCGAATTGTGCCAAAGTTTTATGCTATAAAAGCCACTGACGTAAAGAATACACTGGATAAAAAATATCCCACTAAGAGCAACCTTTCGGCTGGCATTGAATCAAAAAGGCATACACTGTCTTTCTATCATTTTCCGCATAGCCCAAAGGTTCCACAGCCGCCTGGTCGTAGATATAGAGTAAAGGCAACTATAAAAAGGGAAAGCGGTAGCCAAGTTGTAAGTACTACTCCGAAACCCTTTATTGCTACTTTGAAAGGTGGCATAAACCATGTGGTGAGAAGAGAAGGTGAAGAGAGAAAACCAATTGTGGTGCTTCGCACTTTATCTATACCTCAAATGATCACAAACGAAAAGGTTGGGGATGAAATACAAAAAGCAGCGGCAGAAAAATTCAACGAAAGGCTTGAACATGAAATCATTCGTAGCATGACAAGCATCCAGAAAAGCATCCAGAAAAGCATAAGGAAGTGATAATTTGTCTACGATATCAGTTCTTGAATGTATTCAACAATTCCTTGAGGAGAAGGTTGCACCAGAAATAAAGCTGCAGAAAGATAGCGGCAATAACGTTAAGAGTTATGAGCTTGTGCATCCTGCCGTACATGTAGGATGGATCCCGCCTAAAGGATATCTGCCTGAAGGGATGGAATCGGCGATTCCCTGTTTAATAGTTGGGATGGATGATGCATCAGATGATGCTCAAGTCGAGGAAATAAATGTAAGAATATCTGCTGCAGTTTACAGCCCTGGCCAACACAATCCCAATGGGTCATATGCACCTGATTTTAAGGGATATAATGATCTGCTTAACTTGATCGACAGGACAAAAGCAGAACTTGCTAAAAATCAAATTATAAACAACACTATTGTGATACAGTACCCTATCAAATGGGGCATGTATCAAGAACAGCCATATCCATATTGGTATGGTTGGATTACATTCGCAGTCCGCAAAGCTTCATATCCTCAATCTGAGATTTTGAGGAACTTATAAAGTGAGGTGATTAGTTTGTATAAGCATGGGACTTACGCAGATTTGCAACCCACACAGGATTTTATACCGTTACCAGGTGTGGCAACATTGCCGGTATATATTGGAGTCCTTCCGATCCACCAGCTGATTGACTACTCTGGGAAAGTCAACCAGCCTATATTGGTACAAAGCTTTTCTGATGCACAGCAAAAAGTAGGCTATAGCGATAACTGGGATGACTTTAGCCTTTGTGAAGCAGTTTATGCACACTTCAAAAACAGCATCCAGGCTGTAGGCCCTATTGTCCTTATAAATGTATTGGATCCTGATTCGCATCAAACGCCGGACCAGTCGGCCGAAGTAGCCCTTGTGAATGGCCAGGGATATATAAATAACAATAAAGTTATTCTTAACTCCTGTGCCATTGCAGGTAAGACCTTGGGGACAGATTTCAGCGTGGAGTATACAGCTGATGGATCAAAGGTGTTATTAAAAGACCTGACAGGTTCTCTTACATCACCTGTTACGGTTACATTTGCTGAAGTTAATCCTGCAGCAATAACCAAGAGCGAAATAATCGGCGGAACAAATCCAAACACCGGCGCTAAATCAGGTATAGCTGCTGTTGATCTCGTTTATAACAAGTACAACATGATACCGACTATACTGGCTGCTCCCGGTTGGAGCCATATACCTGAAGTTGATGCTGCGCTCAAAGCAGCTGCGCAAAAGATCAACGGCCACTGGTACGCGTGGGTTAACAGTGACCTTGCAGCCGATAGCGACGCCGACAACATCGAGGAAGCGAAAGCTTGGAAAGCAGCTAATGGTTACACCGGAGCCGGAGAAGGTCCATGCTGGCCGAGGGCTAAGAACGACAACCGGAAGTTCCACTTGTCTACATTGACTACTGTCACTATGCAGTGGGTTGACGCTAACAATGACAATATCCCGTTTGAAACTCCCTCAAACAAACCTATTGACATTACTGGCCTTTGTCTGGCCGACGGTACGGAAATTATTTTTGACCAGATTCAGGCCAATGATCTGAATAGCAAGGGCATCAGGACGGCGACATACTGGGGTGGCCGTTGGGTGCTCTGGGGTTCGCATACTGGTGAATATGAGTATGGTAAAGACATGGATCCCAGGAATAAATTCGATAGCAGTGTCAGGATGTTGTATTATTTGGTGAATGATTTCCAGAGACGATATGGTGTTGAGGTCGACAAGCCGATGGACAGGGCCAGAGTGGACACGATCCTGAATAACTACCAGGAATTCCTCGACAGCTTGATCGCACGAGGAGCTTTGTTGTATGGAGAAATTTCCTTTAACGAGACAAGTAATCCCACTAGCGACATAGTAGAAGGCGATTTCGTATTTGATATAGCTACAACCACGACACCTCCCGGCAAGAGCCTAACGGCCAAGATTCAATATACTGCTCAGGGAATAGAAGCATTATTCGGAGGTGAGCAGGCATGATTATTTCTGGAAATGTTATAGCTCATAAGCTCTTAGCCGATGGTGTGGAAATTGATGATAATGTTTCCTGCCAGCTGCCGAGTATAGAGGTTCAAACAGGTGAGGTCAAAGGGGCTGGCATATTGGGGACAATTGACATGCCTGTCACCGGCCAGGTTGGCAGTATGACATTCACAATTAACATGCGGTCTGTAAATAAAAATGCTGCGAACCTTGCAAAACCCGGAATACAGAACATAGAACTCAGGTTTGTCAGAGATGTCGTAAATGCTAATGGGCAGGTGATACCTGAAGGTACAAAGATATTTATAACTGGCTTGAATAAAAAATATGATCCAGGAAAGGTAGAGCCTCCGACAACTATGGACGGCAGTATTGACTTTGAAGTGATCAGATACCGTCAGGTAATTAATGGCGAGGAAACTCTGCTTATTGATAAGCGAAATTATATTTACAAGATAAATGGGGTTGACTACATGCAGAAGGTTAGGCAAGCGCTAGGTTAAAAACATAGGGTGGCCATAAGGCCACCCTAAAACATTAATTTGGAGGGAGAATAATGGAGGTTTTTAAATTATCAAAACCCATTATGATAGATGGCAAAGAAGTTAATGAGCTATCCTATGACTTTGAGGCCATGACGGCAAAAGACAAAATCGAAGTAGGTAAGGAAATGAAGGCAGCAGGTATTCCAATTTCTGTTGTAGAAATAGATCCGGATTATCACCTTTATTTATTTGCAAAAGCAGTCAGCAAGGCTGACTCATCCATTACTACCGCGGATGTCATGAGGATGAGCGCAAAAGACGCGGATAGAGCAGCTGCATTGGCAAGAAATTTTTTCTATCTCAATTCGGAGGAATGATTCCTGATCAGACAATAAAGCAGATTATTGCAAGAATTACCCTTATCACATCTACATCGGCGGAATGGTGTTATAACCTTTCGCTTTTTGATTTATTGGATTTTTTTAATACATTATGCGATGAGGCAGAAAAATTAAGGAAGGAGGCGGATACTCGTGGCAAGTAAAAAAGAGCTTAAGGCACTGATAACCCTGGCCGGCAAAGTGGATCCGTCTCTGCAAACAGCATTGCTTAAAGCATCATCCGAGGCTTCAAAAACATCGAATAAGTTATCTAAGATAGGCAGTTTTGCTGCAAAAGGCTTACAAGTGGCGGGCAAGGCGGTTTTAGCCGTCGGCAGTGCTGTAGCTGCAGGAATAGGAACTGGTATTGCAGCTCTCAGCGGCCTGGCCATGAATGCAGCAAAGAGCGCCGATGACCTATTGACACTGAAAGATAAAACAGGCTTATCAGCAGAAGAATTGCAACGGTTGCAATATATAGCCGGTCAGCTTGGTGCAAATTTTGATGCATTTCCTCAGGCCATTAGCATAATGACAAAACAAATGGATGCAGCGCGCAAGGGCACTAAAGACACAGCGGCAGCATTCAAGGCTCTTGGCATTCAAATAACAGACGGAACAGGAAAGCTCCGGCCACAGTCTCAGGTGTTCCAGGAAGCGATTGTACAACTTTCAAAAATTGAAAATGAAGCTGATAGAAATGCTTTGGCATTCAAAATATTTGGTCGCGGTGCTGCAGATTTATTCCCGCTGTTAAATGCCGGCACAGAAGAAATCCAAAGACTTGCCGCCGAAGCTGACAAACTGGGGGTAGTATTAACAGAGGATACACTTCAGGGTCTGGATAATTTGGGCGACACCGTGGATAAATTAAAAATGTCGGTCAAAGGATTTGGCAACCGTCTCATCGCGCAGTTACTTCCTAAAGTACAACCAATATTGGATTCATTGGTTGATAAACTGCCGGCCATATCCTCGATACTATCTAGCATTGGTGGTGAGTTCCTAGGAGGAATTGCGGACTTGCTACCAGATATTCTGGAAATGGCAAGTCAGCTAATGCCGGCTGTGGTACCTATGCTCAGATTGATAAGTGGCAGTTTGGGATCCATGCTTATAAATATCTTACAGCAGGCATTGCCTATTGTGACGCAGCTGGCTGAAATGGCAATACCCCTATTAAATGAAGGCTTCAGCATGTTAATGTCTTTGATTGAGCCATTGCTTCCTGATTTGATGCAGCTTGTACAACAGATCCTGCCGATAGCTGCACAACTAATAAATATGATATTCCTGGTCTTAAAGCCTTTTATTCCTGTTTTAATTCAGTTAGTACAAGCTTTGCTTCCTCCAATAATGACAATACTGCAGGCAATAATGCCTCTTCTTGAAGTTTTAACGCCAATACTTTCTGACATAGCAAATATAATCGGAAATGTTCTGGGCAAAGCAATTGAATTTGTTACACCGTTATTGAATAAACTGGGGGACATCATTTCAAAGGTTGTTGGCGGTGTAGGAAAGGTTATAAGTGGCATTGGAAAGTTCTTTGGCTTAGGGAATAAAAGTGTTGACCTTCAGGCTAATGTAACTGGTAATATGCCCCAGTTTGCAGAAGGTGGCTTTGCAAACCGGCCTTCGATTTTCGGTGAGGCGGGACTGGAAGCAGCAATTCCAATCGAAAGGACACCAAGAAGCCTTAGTCTCCTTAATCAAACAGTCAGAATGATAGGGGCAGCTCCGACAGGATTAACAATCAATGTTGCATATAATCCTATAATTTACGGTGGTAATCGTGCAGAACTTGAACCTATACTTCAAAGACACAAGGAAGAAATTCGAATGATGATCGAGGATCTGATAGAAGAAAAAGTGAGGGTTGCATATGGCTACTGATTATTTTGAATATACCACTATGCAAGGTGACACCTTCGATATATTGGCCCTGGATGCATATAACGATGAATTTAAGGCTCATTTAATCATTGAGGCAAATCCACAATACGCTAATGTACTTGTGTTTGATGCTGGTGTGAAACTTAAAATTCCGATTATTGAGCCGGAAGCTGTGGCAACCCTCCCACCCTGGAAGAGGTGACGCTAATGCAAATCATTTACGAGGGAAGCGATATCACTGGCGCTGTTGAGATCAAAAACGCAAACATAGTCGACAACGCCGGAGGCGTGGCCGATAGCCTTGAATTGTGGTTAGATGATCCGAAGGGGTTCTGGAGCCAGTGGAAGCCTCAGAAAAATCATAGGGTGAGAATAAAAGAATCCGGGTTTGATTCCGGCATGATGTATGTCGATGAATTGGAACAAAGGCGTGGCCTTTTCATCATCCGAGCGTTGTCCATCCCCCAAGAAGCGAAAACAGACAATACGAAAGCCTGGGAATCGGTCCGTTTCATGGAGCTCGCGACCGAGATTTCTGGAAAATTCGGTTTCAGTCTGCAAACATATGGGATCCAAAACCACTTATATGATCGTGTGGACCAGGTGGAACAGGCAGACTTTGAGTTCCTGGCATGGCGCTGCCTGCTTGAAGGATATTCTCTCAAGATCACAGATGGCAAAGTTGTCATATACGAAGAACGCTACATGGAGTCACAGACTCCAGTGAAAACAATATATAAAGACCAGCTTGATGGGGATTACAGTTTTCGGTCAAAGTCGACCGGCATATATGGGGCTTGTAGAGTATCCTATGGGAACATCAGCTATGAGTTCAGGCCTGTAGGATCTTCAGGGCCTACATTAAAAGAAGCGGAAATCCCCGTATCAAGCAAGGGAGAGGCTGAAAGATTTGCAAAAAATCTGTTGAGATTCAGGAACAAATACGAACACTCTGGATATTGCACAATTGAGCTGGATCCTGGGATCGCTGCAGGAAATATGATACAGGTTAGCGGTGTTGGCTTGGCGGACGGAAAATATTTCTGCTATCAGGTAGTCCATAAGCTTGTTGACAAAAAAACATTTATGCGACTGCACAGGCCATTGGAGGGATATTGATGATACTGAAAGGTAAAGTATCGAGCATAGAAGGTTCCAAGGTAAGGGTAGTATTTCCTGATAAGATGAACAGCGTTTCAGCTCCGCTGGACGTTGCGGAACATGTCGGCAGCCTCCAGACAGGTGACGATGTTGCAGTAATATTTTTTTCGAACAGTCTGAAAGATGGGCTTGTTATAGCAAAGTTTTAGGCGGTGATAATAGTGCCTATTGCGGTTTTTGGTAATAAAGTTTTTCAAGTCACGCAGGACCGGACATATACATTCGATGGTATCCAATACGGGTCGTCCCTGAATACTGAAAAACAAGAAGCTTCCGGGAAGAAGCCGTCGACATATAACAAAGGTCCTGGACTTAATTCTTTAAGCATTAAGCTGTTTTTAGATGTTTCCTTGGGTCTTAATCCACGCAGAGAAATTGAAGAATGGGAAGCAATCAAGGATGCGGTTGTAGCGTATCCTTTTATTTTGGGGAGCCGTCCACTAGGAAAAAACAAATGGTTACTTGTGGATGTGCAAGCTACAGCAAAGGTAATTGATAATATAGGTAATATCCTGTCAGCCGAACTTAGTCTAAAATTTGATGAATATGTGCGTCCGGGCAGCGCTTCAGCCTCATCAAAATCTACATCATCTTATACTCCAGCAATTCAACTTCCGGCTGTTACTAATGTAAATCTCTTAGGACCTCAAGATAAATCAGAGCTAAAACGTTACAATCCTAACCTGAGGTGAGCTATATGATCATTGAAATAGATACCTCAAAACCTGTACAGCTTAATTGGGATGCTTCGGGGATTGAAAGAATTGCCCAAAATGTCCGGAATCTCATAAGCACCTGGCGTTATGAAGTAGCATATAACCGTACATTAGGCATTGACACAAGCATTCTTGATAAACCGGCAGATGTTGCAGCTGCTCTGTATATTGCTGAAATTTACAGATTGATTTCTGATTATGAACCGCGGGCGACAGTAAAAGAAGTTCAGATCACCGGGATTAACGATGAAGGAAATATGCAGTTCAGGGTGGTGATAGAAGTATGAGCATTAGTTTTGTTGAAACCAATTCAGAACAGATCCTGAATGATCTTATAAAACAGTTCGAAACATCTCTTGGCCAGACATTTTATCCAGGTGACGAACGGCGTATTTTTTTGCAACAGTTGGCTCAGGTGATCGTCGGCTTGAAGAATGACATCAACCAGTCAGCAAGGCAAAACTTACTCAGATTTGCTACAGGGGCAAATCTTGATGCACTTGGTGAATTTTATAATACGCCAAGAATTCCAGCTCAGAAAGCCAAAACAACTCTTAGGTTTACTTTATCATCAGTTCAGACAAGCAATATCACCATCCCTGCAGGTACCAGGGCGACACCTGACGGGCAGCTATATTTTTCTACTTCGAAGGTGCTT